GTCCGTACCGTCTGGACGGTGGATTACGGCAGACAAGCGGCGGAGCTTATACCGGGGACAGCCTGCTGTATAAGATCACGTACATTCTGGACGATCCGCAGTATTGCAAGGACGGAATGGTTATTCTCGGACTTGCACGGTGCGAAATATAATATATGGGGGAACTTCTCCCCCGTCTAATGCCACCAACGGCGGTCACAAGTCCGCGTATAAGGCAGAGTGGACGAATAATTTATCAGAGGAGGATTTCTATGATCAAATTTAAAAAGCTGTCGAAGTCCCGCGGCGTGACGATCCCGAAAGATATCGCGGCGCATCTGGACTTTGAGGCGGGTACGGCGGTCGATCTGACGGAGGCGGACGGTAAGCTGATAATTTCCAAGCACGTCGACACCTGCCGATTTTGCGGCGGCGCGGAGAATATCAAGCAGTTCGGCGACGTTTTCGTGTGTCCTGTATGCACGGCGCGGCTGTACAAGGAGGTGTGCGGATAATGACAGAGATCATTGAAAAGGTCAAGGAGCTGAGCTCGGTCAAGGCTCAGATTGCAAGGCTCACCGAGCGTAAAAAGGAGCTGGAGGCATATTTTTTCGAACTCGGGAACAAGGACGTTGCGGATACCAAATACAAGTCCTGTACATATGCCGACGAAAACAGTCAAGCTTCCGTTACATTTACTTTATCACAAACTCTTAAAATCAAAGCGGCGAATCATCTTGAAAAAGCACTTGGAAAAGAGGTTTTCCAAGATATTTTCAAGGAAGAAGTCAAGCGCGAGATCAAGCCCAAAGACAAGGATATCGAGCGTATGCTTATTGGAATATTTACCGGAGGATTTATAAAGTCCTCACCTAAAGACGTAATCGCGCAGATACCCTGCGACGACAAGGCAAAGGCGGCACTCGCGAAAAAGCTCAAGGGCGCGAAGTTCGAGACCGACAGAGATAATCTGATGAAGCTCGGCGGCTTCTCCGAGGCGGACGCGGGTGACTACGCGTATATGTACGCCGAGGCGGTGATCTGGCAGACGCTCTGCCGCGTCGCGGAAATGTCCGGCGCGGACAAGGACGCAATTATTCACAGCATAAATCTCGGCGTTTCCGTGGACAGCTCGACAAAAATCTCGGTGACGTAAATGGCGACGGGAAAGCAAATACAAAGGATATACGCGCTGGGCGAACGGTGCGGGCTGCTTGACCGCGAGCTGGGCGCGGATGATAATCTCCACCTCTGGATAAAGCAGTGGTCGCAAAAGGATCACATCTCGGAGCTTACCGAAAAGCAAGCGGACTTCATAATCGCTCGGCTGATCGACTACAAAGAGAACGTCTGTCCCGAAAGACCCGCAGAGATTGAGCATATAACAGGCGAGCAGCAAAGCCTGTGTTTCCGGCTGGCATATAAGCTTGCGCAGATATCGCCGTCCGAGGTGGAAGTCCGCGAACGTCTGCACGGTCTGATCTGCAAGGTTACGGGGCGAGAAATACGTTCCGACGGAAATATTTTCTATAAGGTATCGCGCGATGAGGGCGTACGGATAATTGAAATGCTGAAACGGATAATCCGCTCGGAAGAACGCAAAAAGAAACGGGGTGATAAAAATGGGACTGGAACAGCTGGTTCTGCTGAGCCACCTTAACGAGGATCAGCAGGAGGTCGTCGATATAATCGGCATGGACAATTACAAAGCGCTTATAAATGTATACGGCGGCTCTCCGATCTGGATACCCAAAGCGCGGTCTCTTGTGCCAACTCCCGAGATTATACATTATATAAAAACACGTATGCAAAACGGCGATCTTCCCGGACAGATCGCGCACGATCTGGAAATGCCCGTGGCGGAGGTACGGCGGCTAAGTAAATAATTGACGGCGCACTGCTTTTGCGGTGCGCTTTTTTGTTGTATGACATTGTGGATTTACAAAGTGATTTCACCTTTTACAAATCATATTTTTTATGATAAAATCGGAGTATAACAAATAAAATTCGGTGGTGATCATATGGATTTTGACGCAGTATTTAATATTGTTATCTCCGCGGGAATGGGCGTTATCGTATTTTTTCTGAAATACTTTTTCGATAAGCTGAACAGCCGCGCAAGCCGTGCGGAGCTTAACGAATTAAAAGAAAAACTCGAGAACGCCGACGACAGATACGCGAGCAAGTCAGAGCTGGACGTGTTAAAAAAACAGATTGATAAAATCGAGACCAACATAGATTTTTTAAAAGAAAACACGGTACGCAACGGCGATTTTGTCCGCATGATGACAAGACTTGAAAATAAGATCGACGATCTGAAAAAGGAGTGAGCAAACGGTGGAAAACAGAACAAGCGCCGAGGAATTGCGGCGCTCGGCTTTTCGCAGAAATAACCGCATAGTGCTGCAGACGATAAACGTAATGCGCGAGGATTACACGCCGTTGGAGAGCGTTGCCGACGCGCTGGAAAACACTATTGAGCTTGCAGACGTGACGGACTGCGTTAATTATCTCACGGAATCGGGGTATATAAAGCTCCGTATCCGCGGAACGCAGACCAACGTTACCGATCTCGCCGACGCTGAATTCAGCCAGCTGGGCGCAAAGCTCACCGCTAAAGGCATACAGTTCCTAAACGGTAAAATTGACGACCCCTGCATAAGGCGGTGACCGCATGAGAAACCGAAAACACAGCAAGATCGACGGACTGCCTTCGGATATCAAATCGGCTGTCGAGGAGATGATACTCGGCAATTTCACCTACCGCGAGGTCTGCGATTTTGTCCGGGATACCGCGAATATAACGCTCTCGGAATCGGCGGTATGCCGATACGCCCAAGGACTTAACGCGACCGTGCAGGAATTACGTCTCGCGAGCGAGAATATGCGCACGCTGACCGAGGAAATGGCGAAATATCCGCAGCTCGACACCACCGAGGGGATCGCGCGGCTGATCTCGCATAAGGTACTGACGGCAGTCCGCGAGCTGGACGACGGCGAACTAAAAGCCGCCGATCCGCTCAAGCTGATCGACCGATGTACAAGTCTGATCCGCGCGGTGGCGTACAAAAACGAGAATGATATCAAGGTCAAAAACCTTAAAGACGTGGCGTTCGAGAGCTTCAAGGAAGAAATATTCGACGCTATGGCAAAGGAAGAACCGGAATTGTACCGTCAGATCGTGCGATTTATCTCCGAACGGAAGGACGTGGAGTGATGTACGTTCTTTATGTTCGCAGAGGGAGCGAGCTGACGATCGTCGAGGAGCTTCGGCTAAAAAATATTACCGCGTATTGTCCGCGGCAGATCAAGGCGGAACGCCGCCGCGGAAATTGGCAGTACGTCGAGCGGATCATCTTTACGGGATATGTTTTCATAGACGTTCCAGAGCTTACGGCTAAGCTCTGGCATATCATTATGAAGTGTACGGGAGCGATAAGGTTTGTGAGCCTGTGTGCGCTGCCGGATAATGAGGACGGATATATTCGCCAATTATGTAACGACGGTAACTGCATAGACGTTTCCCGCGGATATGTCTCGGACGGAGTGCTGCACATTACAGACGGATTTATGACAAGCCTCGATCACGAGATCGTTAAATTCAATCGGCGCGGAAGACGCGCGTCGGCGGACGTTACTCTCTACGGTGAAAAGCACAGGATAGTGTTTTCGGTGGAATTCGACGACCCGCCTGCATTGCCGTGATAAGCTCCGGCAAGGCAAAAAATATTGCTTTAAACGCCTTAGATATCTTTGGCGTAATGGGCGAAGCTATACCCTCAAAAAATACGCGTCAAATTTGCGATTTAAGGGCGGTCAGATTTTGAGAGGGTAGTTTCCCCTATATTTATAAAACGTCGCTCTAAAAAGGGTGTATAACGCTTAAAAAGGCATATACGAATTGAGGTGAGTGTTACGGGCAAAAAAAAGAAAAGCATAGCTGCTCTCGGAGCGGCTATCGCGGAGCATGAAAAATTGAATAATTCGTCCTCGACATCTGCGCTGCAGGAGCTTGTCGAGGCGTTTTTATCTACCAATAATCCGGCAAAGCGCGCGAAAAAGATCGCCGATGTCAAATCTCGGCACGGCGGTATTGATGAAATGCTGAAGGATAATTCGGAGCTGCTCGCCGCCGAGGTGGAGCAGGCGCTGATCAGAGCGGCAACAGGCTACACCGTGACCGAGAAAAAGATCAGAATTGTTAACGGCATTAAGACCGTGGAGACGGTCGAAAGGCATATCCCGCCTTCCAACGCCGCAATTGAATTCTACCTTATAAATAAGAAACCCGGAGAGTATTCGAGAACGGGCGGCGTATCCGGCGACGGAGAGGGTAAGATCACAGAAATTCTGGAGGCAATAAAAAATGGGTAAGATCGAGTTTACGGCAAAGCAGAACGAGCTGATCCGCATATTCAAACAGAATAAGCTGAAACGTCTGAATATTCTCGAGGGCTCGGTTCGTTCGGGCAAGACGTGGATATCTCTTATTTTGTGGGCGGTCTGGGTGGCGACGCGCCCGAAGGACTATCCATATATAATGTGCGCGAAATCTCTGCAGACTCTGAAACGCAACTGTTTATCGCCGCTGCAGGAGCTTGTCGGCAAAAATAATTTTACATTCTCAACATCCTCGAAAGAGGGCGTTTTATTCGGTCGGAACATTATGCTGGAGGGCGCTAACGACGCGCGTTCCGAGGGTAAGATACGCGGCAGTACGCTCGGCGGAGCTTACTGTGATGAGCTGACGCTGTTTCCAAAGGATTTCTTTATTATGCTGCTGTCGCGTTTGTCTGAGCCCGGGTCGAAGCTTATTGCGACTACTAACCCGGACGTTCCGACGCATTGGCTGCTTACCGAATATCTGACTAATGAAAAACTGTCAAACGGTCTGCTCCGAATGTTTTTCCATATCGACGATAACACCACGCTCCCCGCAGACTATGTGGAGAGCCTGAAAAAGGAATACACGGGCGTGTATTACGACCGCTTTATCCGCGGCGACTGGGTTGTCGCGAACGGCGCGATCTACAAGGTATTTTCGGACAGCCCCGCTGCTTATAGCGTGGAAGCTGACGATCTGCCGCACTTCGATTATATAAATATCGGTCTTGACTTCGGCGGAAACGGCTCGAAGCACGCGCTTTGCGCGTCAGGAATAACCCATGATATGCGACAGCTTTACGCGCTGAAAACCGAACGCATACCCGCCGCGGATATGACACCGCAGGTTCTATACAAGCGTGTTTATGACTTCTGCGAGGACGTTCTGAAACGTTATGGGAAGATATCCGCCGTGTATGCCGACAGCGCCGAGCAGACGCTTATCGCGGGTCTGCGGCAGGTTCTCCGTCCGCTCGGGATAGTCGTCAAGAATTCACTCAAGCGCGAGATAAACGACTGTATACGCGCGGCGACAATGCTTATGGCGGGCGGCAGATTTTACCTTGTTTCCGAGGAATGCGGCACGCTTATCGACGCGTTCCGCGGAGCGGTCTGGAACGATAAAATTATCGGTAAAGAGGAGCGTCTCGACGACGGCACGTCGGATATAGATACGCTTGACGCGTTTGAATATTCGTTCGAGCGGTATATTCCTCAACTGATCAGGAGTGAAAAATGAACGTTTTAAAAACATTAAAAAGCCTTGTTAACGGTTTTAAAAAAGGCGGTGATAGCGTGGACGCTATTTCTGATCTATCCAAGATCGACAGCGCACAAAGCCCTATAATGTGCGAGAAAACTCGCGAGTGGTGGAATATTTTTCAAGGTATTTTCCCGCAAGAAAAAACGCATAAAAACTTCAAACCGCTGCCGACGGCATATGTTTCAACCGCGTATCTGGCGCAGCTTGTGACGGGCGAGATCAAGTTCGAGCTTGCCGACGAGCGTCTTAATTCGTGTGTTCAAAAGAACCTTTTGCCGCGTCTGGACAGGATCGTACAGCTGACGCTGGTCGGCGGCTACACGGTCGTAAAGCCGTACATAACGCGGTCCGGCGAGATTTTTTTCGATGTTGGAACGTCGCGGGATTTTATACCAATAACGCTCGATGAGAACGGGCAGATCACCGAGGGGATTTTTTTAGAGCGAGTTCGCTATAATGGCAAGATTTACGAGCGGCGCGAGTGGCATTGTTTCTGCAACGGACTGCACACCGTTCGGAATTCCGTGTATATTTACGGCACCCGTGAGCGCGTGGAATTGTCGTCCGTACCGCGCTGGACGGGGCTTTCGGAGTACGGCGAGATACCGTCGGATATCCCGATGATCGCGACGCTGCGCACGCCCTGCGCGAATAATATAAACCTTGACAGCGCGCTACCCGTGAGCCTGTTCGCGAATTCCGTCGGCACGCTTCACGAGATCGACGCGGCGCACTCGGAATATATCACGGAATTCAAGAAAATGCGCGCCAAGGTATTTGCCGACGAGACCGTTCTGCAAGGAAAGAACGGCATTACAGACGATTATTTTGTCAAGATCGAGGGCGACGGCACATCCACAATGGAGCAGCAGATAATGACCTACGCGCCGCAGATACGCGAGGAGGCTCATAAGGCGGCGATAAATACCGAGCTGCGGCTGTACGAGGTACAGATCGGCGTGTCGTGCGGGACGTTTACGTTCGACAGCGCAAAGGGTCTTGTTACCGCGACGCAGGTGCTCTCCGAGGACAGGACGACCTATAACACAGTCGCGCAGTTACAGCGACAGCTGCGCCCCGTTCTGGAGGCTGTCGCGGATATTACCGCCAATCTGTCGCGGTTCTATGGCTTTGAAGTGACCGACGGTGAACCCGCGATCGAGTTCGGCGACAGCGTTTTCGAGGACACGGGAACGGAATTCTCGCGGCGCTTCCAGATGGTTCAGGCGGGGCTGCTCAAGCCCGAGGAATTTAACGCTTGGTATTTCGGCGTGCCGATCGACAAGGCTCGCGAGCTTTTGCCCGAGATGACGACGGTTTTTGGCGGTGATGAGTAATGCTCACGCCGAAGCAATTACAGAGCCTGCCCAAGCCGCTGACGGATATTTATTCGGAGCTGTCGGATTTCGTTTTACAGGATATCGCCATGCGCATTTCCAAAGCCGCGAAGATAACCGACACGGCGGAATATCAGCTGTACCGCGCGCGTGCGCTCGGAATGTCCAAGGACGAAATAACCGCCGAAATAGCGCGTATAAACGGCGTCGCGCAGATAAAAATTGAGGAGCTTATCCGCGAAGCCGCCGAGCGCTCGGACGAATTCGACCGCCGTATGCTGGGAGTGGGAAGCACCGCGGATGACAGGCAGCTCCAAAAGCTAATGGCGGCGCAGATAGAGCAGACGCGCGGGTTATGCACAAACCTCACGGGAACGCTCGGCTTTGCGCAGCGCACCGCCGACGGGCGAATGGTCTACGGCAGCGCGACGGATTTCCTCCGCAAGCAGATGGACATGGCGCAGATGAAGGTAATGACGGGCGTTTGCGACTATAACACCGCGATACGGCAGGCGTGCTATGCGCTTGCGGACAGCGGTTTGAGGACGGTCTACTACGCGAGCGGACGCTCCGACCGCATTGAAGTCGCGGTTCGGCGTGCGCTGATGACTGGCGTTTCTCAGCTCACGCAGAAAATATCCGAGCAGAACGCCGCCGAATTCGGCGCGGACGGCTGGGAGATCTCCGCGCATATGGGAGCGCGACCGTCGCACGCGGTTTACCAAGGGCGGCAGTATCCGGATTCGCAGTATGAGACTATCGTCCTGCCGCTTATTACGGATTACAACTGCCGTCACTCCGCTTATCCGATAATTATGGGCGTTACCAAGCCCGCGTACACCGACGAGGAATTGCGGGCGCTCGATCCTCCCCCGTTCACCTACGAGGGCAGGCCGTACACCGCTTACGAGGCGCAGCAGCAGATGCGCAAAATGGAGCGCGCTATGCGGCGGCAGAAAGACCGCTGTGTCGTTGCGGACGCTGTCGGCGACAAGGACGCGTTTACTGCCGCGAGCATTAAGCTCCGTCGCCAGAAGGACTACTACGAGGATTTCTGCAAAGCCGCGGGAACGTATACCGAGTATGAGCGGACGTTCGTTGCGGGGTATGATCGGCATTTGGCGGGGAAAACGGGTGCTGTTACGAAAGCGCAAAATAAATTTAAGAATGCACAGATTACTCTTGACCAAATTCATCCCTTGACAAAAGACGGGAATGGTGGTATAATAAAAGAAAAGACTTTTAAGACTTTTTCTAATGGTGATGAGGTCAATGAGTTTTTTGGTGGAAAAGGTGTCTTGCAAAAGAAAAATTCTGCTGAGGGTAAATGGTTGAAAAGTCTTTCCGCAGGAGAAGAACAAGTTGTTTCAGATTATTGCGGAGATGAATATTATGATCTCAACGCTTATCTTAGACACATCGGCGATTGGAAATCCCTTAATTCCGATTATATGGATAAATTTGTGAAAAATCTGGATTCGGCAATTGATAAATTTGAGTTGACCGACAATATTACAGTTTTTCGCGGAGTAGATAAAAACGCCATATCCAATTTGGACTTAAAACGCCTTGTTGGTGAAATTTATGAAGATAAGGGATATATGAGCACATCTCCGATCCGTCCCAACATAGTTGAGGATCGTCCGGTATTGTTTGAGATACAAGTTCCGCTGGGCAAAGGTAAGGGTGCGTATGTTAATTCACTGTCCGGCTTTAAGGACGAGGAATACGAGTTCTTGTTAAAGCGGGGAACAAAGTGTGTAGTGACATCTGTAGATTTGACGGGCGATAAACCGATAATCAGAATGAGGGTGATTGATGATGACTGATGAAGAATTTGCCAGACTAAGGGGACACGCTGCAGATAATTGCAGCGAGGAATACAAGAAGCAGAAAGAACAGGCTTTGAAAGACCGAAAAAGGTCTAAATTCGTTTCGCATAAAGGAGAGTTTACTTTCACCGCCCCGACCGAGAAAAACACTGGCGAGAATAAATAAAAGCGTTTTGCACTCGTGTGCAGGGCGCTTTTTTCTGCGCGAAATGAAAGGAGAACGCATTTTGAAACACAATAAATATTTTAAAACGCAGCTCGCTGCCGCGGCGGCGATCGCGTTTATAAGCTGTTACAGCTTTCCGTTCCGCAATGATCTGTTTGTGCGGCGGGACGACGATATCAAATCGTTTGTTATCGCTTGTCAACGGCGAAGAAAAAGGCATAGATAAACAGTGAAAGGGTGAGATAATATGTCACAGCAGATCGGACGACCGGAAAACAGACTGCCGGAGTGCATACCCGAAATACACTTCGGATTTTTGAGCGGCAAACACTATATCGGAGCGGTTGACGCGAGCCACTGCACGAATATACAGATATCGTTTAATGACGGAGAATGGAAGATACACGCAGAGTTCCGTGACAAAGACGGTAATATCCATGTGGATGACAAGACCTACAAAAGAAAACATTTTGGTGGAGAACTCAAAGAAATGTCCGCTGCCGATCAGACAGCAGATAGTGTTTAGCCGATATACGGAGGTATCGCTATGCAAGCAGACAAAAAAGCCGAAAGGTACATAAAACGGCTCGAACGCAAGATCGCCTTTTGGGATAAAGTTTATAAAATAACGTATAACTTGCTTTGCAAAAGAATGAATAAACCGCGCTCTTGAAAAAGGGCGCGTTTATTATATCAAAATTTAGGAGGAATTTGCAATGGATAAGATAGTGGAATTGCTGAAAAAGCTCGGTATCGAGCTTACGGCAGACCAGACGGCGCAGATCAAGGAGGTAGTCGGAAAGGAATTCGTTTCCGCTGCCGACGCTGCCAAGACCGCCGCAAAGGTTGGGGAGCTGACGAAGCAGCTCGCCGAACGCGACAGCGATCTCGAAAAGCTCAAGGCGGACAATAAGTCCGAGGAGCTTGCCAAGCAGCTTGACGAGATGACCGCGAAGTACACGGAGGCGACGGATAAGCTCGCCGCGCAGGAAACGGATTACGCCGCCGAGAAACTGCTGTCCGGGTACAAGTTCGCGTCGGAGCGCGTGAAGAATTCCGTGCTCGAGGAGTTCAAGAGCAAGGGCTTCAAGTATGAGAACGGCGCGTTCGTCGGCGGCAAGGAGTATCTCGAGGAGCTGAAAAAGAACGAGCCGGACGCGTTCGCGAAGGAAGCTCCGGGGCTGTTTATGGACAGCACGCAGGGGAACGTCTCCGCGGACGCAAATAATCTCGAAACGCAGATTTTCAGCGGCTTCGGATTAAAAAATAACTAAAAACAACAAATAAAAGACGCAGCGTCAAAAGTCGCCGAAGCGATAAATCGCATCTGCAACGGTGACGACGTAGCGGAACGAAGTGAAGCGGAGGAGTTGCCGTTGGCTAGTGAGCGAAGCGAACGGTGCGAGCTTTTGACTTTTAAATCAGGAGGTAAAAAAATATGCCGATCAATATTGAAACAGTAACATTATTCCAGCAGGCGTGCGATCAGCAGCTTATCGAGGGCGCGACCTCGGGCTGGATGGAGGCGAACGCGGGACAGGTCAAGTACAGCGGCGGTCGCGAGATCAAAATACCCACGCTGTCGACCGACGGTCTGGGCGACTACGACCGCAACAACGGCTATCCGCGCGGCAAGGTCTCGCTCGCGTATCAGACCAAAACAATGGAAATGGACAGAGGTATTCAGTTCCTGCTTGACCGTATCGACGTCGACGAAAGCGGTTTTATCGCGAACGCCGCCGCGGCTATGAGCACGTTCCAGAGTGAGAACGTTATCCCCGAGATCGACGCTTACCGTTACAGCAAGCTGTACAAGCTCGTGAACGACGCGGGATATGCGAAAAGCTACAGTCCGGCAGCGTCAACGATTTTGAGCGCGGTAAAGAACGATATCACCGCTATCCGCGACAAATGCGGAGCGGACGATCTGATCATCATAATGCCGTATCTCGTTGCGGATATTCTCGACAGCACAGACAAGCTGCAGCGTCAGATCAACGTCGGCACATTCAGGCAGGGCAACGTCGATCTTACGGTCAAGACGTTCAACGGCAATCCGATAATCCGCGTGCCGAGCGAGAGAATGTATAGCGAATACACGTTCAATGACGGCAAGGAGGGCTTCGGTTTTACCAAGACCGAAACCGCAAAGCTCATCAACTGGATCATCTGCCCGAGGAACGCTCCGATCGCGGTGTCCAAGACCGACGGCGTGAAGATATTCGACCCCGCGACAACTCAGGGCGCGGACGCGTGGACTATCGAGTACCGTAAGTTCCACGATCTCTGGGTAAAGGATAATCGCCTCCCGGCAATGAGAGTGAGTGTTGCGGAGTGATGAGCTTTGCTAATTATCCGTATTACCGCGACGTTTACGGCGGCTGTCTCGATAAGCAGACGTTCAAAAACGCCGCCGCGAAAGCCTCGGCGTATATCGACAAGATAACGTTCGGACGCGCCTCGGAACACGCCGATGATGAACGTGTGAAGCGGTGCTGCTGTGAGCTTTCTGACACGCTGTCGGAAATATCCGAGGGCGGCGGGCTTACAAAGCAGTCTGAGAGCGTCGGGTCGTGGAGTGTTACCTACGCGAATTCGGAGAACACGTCCGAATTCAATTACGCGCGGGCGTCGTGCCGTGTGTGGCTGCCCGCGGATTGGCTGTATAGGGGAGTTGGCTGATCGTCGGCAAAGCCGACGATCTCTGCGTTTTTTGCTTGTCATTGCCCTAATGGCAATGACATTTTGCGCTTCGCGCAAAACCGCAAAAAGCCGCGCGTTGATCGTCTCGGTAACGTTGATAGAGAGGTTGATAATAATGAAGTTTAACGGCATTGTCACGCTATATAATACCGTCGAGGCCGATTTCAAAAAAACGCTCGTTCCGCGCCTGCTGGAGGGCGTTCACGTCGAGAAAACGCGCGGCGCGGAAAAGGCTGCCGAGGGCGATAAAAACGCCGATGATCTGCTGCTT